TGCTAGGGGTGGCACAGGAAATTCCTATCAAGGCGCTGGCGCATCTTGTACAGGAACATTTGCTCTAACAAGAGGAGATATACTACAAATTCTAGTAGGACAATCTGGACTGACCGGCACGGCGGGTTGTGGTGGTTCTGCTGGCGGCGGGGGTGGTGGATCATTTGTAGTAACTAATGGGACTGGTGTGCCGTTAATTATTGCGGGTGGCGGCGGGGGTGGTTCCGCACACGGAACCTTAGATACATCGAGGTGTGACGCAAATCCAAATTCAACAAATGGTAATCCAGGTCAAAATGCAACTGGTAATGGTGGAGTCGGACCAGCAGGTGGTACTTACGCTACAACTGGATGTGTAAATGGTGCTGGTGGTGGGGGCGGTTTTAGTTTTGATGGCGGAGACTTATCCAGCGGAACCAACGGCGGTAAAGCGTTCATGAATGGTGGTTTAGGAGGTCTTGGCTACGCTAATTATGGCGGATTACCCGCCGAAGGTGGTTTTGGTGGTGGCGCCGGAGCATCCACTTACATGGGGGGTGGCGGTGGTGGTTACGGAGGTGGTGGCGGTGGCGCCGTAAGTAGTGACTGTTCATGTTCTACTATCGGTGGTGGCGGTGGTGGCGGTAGTTACAACAGTGGTACTAACCAATCTAACGGCTTACATTACAATATAAATGGGTCAGTTATTATAATTGCGGTATAACATCATGTTGTTATTAGATACTACACGATTAAAAGATAAAGAAATTTTTAAACAACGTGTGACCAGTTGTAATAATTGCGAACATTATTCAAAACTAAAAATTTGTAAAAGATGCGGATGCTTTATGCCGGTTAAAAGAAAATTATTGTACGCTATTTGTCCCGAAAATCTTTGGCCAAATATGCCACAAACAAATTCATCAAACGAGTAAATTACTATGAGAAGAAACTCCGGAACAATCGGCAAATTAATAAAAACTTCTTTGAGCGCGGCATCAGGGATATTTGACACGTTTGATAATTTTAATTCTAGAAAAAACAATTCGTGGCCATTGGTTGTGAAATATACATCTACTGATTTCAACAGTGGCACGATATACGAAAACACTCAACAGTCTATTACACTATATAGTGAAGGTGTCACATCAAGCACTACTTTGTATTGGGAAGTTGTACATGGAACATCTATAAGTGCAGATTTTGTATCATCTAGTGGTACGTTCACACAATCCTCAAGTACAAATACTGGAATATTCTCTTTTATTACATCTTTTACTGGCAATACTAGTAAAACCTCAAAAACGTTTCAGATTAGAATTAGAAAAGATAATTCTTCGGGGGAGGTTGTTTATACAACAGGAACCTACACGATTCCAGCAGTAACAGTTTCATCTTTATATTTTTCCAGCTCTCCCATTAACGAAGGTAGTACCACATACTTATATTTACAACTTGGAAATTGTGGCAGTTATGGTCCATATAATCTTACAATGAACAATAGTGGAACTGCCACAAGTAGTGATTTTATTGGTGGGTTACCAACTTCATGGTATATTAATCCAGCTTTATTATATTCTCTTGGTTATACGCCCGCAGCTGATATAACTACAGAAGGCACAGAAACCTTAACAGTTCAATTATCATATAATGGATTTAACATTGGTTCTGCACAAACGATAACAATTAATGACACATCAACTACTCCAACAGGATCAATATTACCTAGCACTACAAACGTAACTGAGGGTGATAGTATTACGTTCACATGCACTATTTCCGGATCTTATTCAGGAACCGCATACTATACTGTTAATAACGTTAGTGGTACAATGAGCGGCAGTGACTTCGCAGATTCGGCGTTGTCGGGAAGTTTTACTGTGACTTCAGGATCAGGATCATTTAGTAAAACATTAGTATCAGATGGCCTTTCAGAATCCGAATCATTTTCCGTGTCATTAAGATTGAACAGCACTTCAGGAACTATAATTGCCACTACAGCAACTATTACCGTAACTGATGCTAGTGCACCGTCACTATTATTAATCACTTCAACCGGCGCAGGCTCTACTGTAGTACCTTCTGGTAAAACTTCTGCTAAATTAGAAGCATGGGGCGCTGGCGGTGGATCAATGGGAGGTGATAACAATCAAGGTTCTGGCGCAGGCGGTGCCTACGCCTCAGTCACATTTAATGTGACTGCCGGTAGCACGATTTATTACAATGTGGGCGCTGGCGGGATTGGCGGTTCAACCAGTGGTGGAACTGGTGGAGATTCTTGGGTTAATATCTCCACCAACTCAGTTCCAGGCTCTAGCTCGCAGGGTTGTAAGGCAGTCGGTGGATTGGGTGCGCCTACTAGCAAACCTAATAATTCAGGCCAAAGTTCAAGTTGCATAGGAACTACCATCTACATAGGTGGATCAGGCGCTGCGACTGGTCCAGAGTCTGGTGGAGGAGGTGCCGCATCGTCATTAGGTAACGGTCAACAAGGCATTAGCGGCAACGGCACAAACGGCGGCAATGCCGGCACCGGTGGTGGACTTGGAGGCACAGGCGGAGGCACATCATATGCAGGTCAGGACGGTGTTAGTAGCGTAGAAGGCGGCGGTGGTGGTGGTGGATCATATAATTATAGGGGCGGAAACGGCGGCGCACCAGGCGGTGCAGGTGGTATGGGATGGTCATCCGGTGGTACCGTAATCTCAGGTGGAAATAATAGTGGCGTGAACACTAACAACCACGGTGGTGGTGGTGATGGTGCCCGTGGACAAGTAAGAATCACATATAACTAAGGAATAGTATAATGAAATACAGTTACAACAACGAATATCCTTTAAACGAACTTCCTCACCGTATTAGGTTGTCAAGTGGTATCACACGAACTGACAACACAACTTTTACTGATGAAGAAATAATAGACGCTGGGTATAGGATAGTTAATGATCCTCCTGATTTTAACAACCGAACTCAAAAATTAGAGTGGATTGATGGTGATTGGCTAGTCAGCGAACTATCTGAACAAGAATTAGAAGCAATCATCAGAACAGAATGGTATAATGTCAGAAATATACGAAATGAAAAAATTGAAAACACAATTTGGAGAATCCAGCGTTATGAAAGTGAATGTAGATTGGGTATTTCACGAACAGATGATATTGTTAAGTTAGACAAGTACATTCAAGACTTGCGAGATATCACAAATCAACCAGATCCTCTGAATATAATATGGCCTACTTTGGAAAATTATTATGTGGAACAAGGCATAAATACACCAATATAGGAAATATCATGCCAACAATTACTAACAGACAAGAATTCAAAGATTACTGCCTCCGTCGATTAGGTTTTCCTGTCATTGATATTAATGTTGACGATGATCAGGTAGAAGACAGAATCGATGATGCCATCCAATTTTTCATCGATAGACACACGGACGGAACACAGAAACTTTATTATATAAAGTATCTCGACCAAACAGATATTGATAACAAATATATCAATTTGGATCCTTCTGTTGTTGTGGACAGTTCAAACAATTCATTAGACATTGTTGGTGTCACCAGAGTGTTTCCTATTCAAGATTCACAGGCAACAATCAATATGTTCGACTTGAGGTATCAACTTCGTTTGAATGAACTGTATGACTTCACCTCCGCATCATACATCAACTATACGTTGACCATGCAACACTTACGTTCTCTTGAACTTATGTTTACTGGCGAAGTTCCTATTCGTTACAACAGACACATGAGGAGACTGTTTATCGACTGGGCCTGGGGATCAAATGAAGCGCCAGTAGGAACTGTTGCAATTCTGGAGTGTTATGCAACATTAAATCCTGATGTGTATACAGATATGTGGAATGACCGTTGGTTGAAAAAATATGCAACCGCACTTATCAAAAGAATGTGGGGATCTAACCTTAAAAAGTTCAAGGGCCTTCAACTTCCCGGTGGTGTTACACTTAACGCAGATGAAATCTACAATGATGCCGAAGAGGAAATCAAAATGTTAGAAGATCAGATGGAATCTGAGTTTGGCGGCGTGCTTGAATTTTACATGAACTAATATGGCAACCGGACTAGTCAATCACTACTTCAACAATTATAACGATAAGTCCGAACAAAGACTTATCGAGGACTTGATTGTTGAATCAATTAAGATCATGGGTTTCCAGGCCTACTATATTCCCATTTTTAACCCAGAGGATCGCGATATACTTTTTGGTGAAGATCCATTAAAGAAGTTCCAGTCAGCATATCCAATTGAAATGTATCTTTCGACCTCCATGCAGTATGAGGGTGATAGAGACTTCTTCTCCAAATTTGGTCTAGAAATTCGAAATGAAGCTTCAGTTGTTGTATCTAAGAGAAGTTTCTCACAAAGAATACCATCAAACATTATAAGACCAAGAGAAGGTGACTTGGTATATGTTCCCGTTATCAACGGTGTTGGTAACTTAATGGAAATAACTTTCACCGACCACACCAAAGACTTCTTCATGTTAGGCAGAAAAGTTCCATACTTCTATGAACTGAAACTTGAACAGTTCCGTTTCTCTCAAGAAGTCATCGACACCGGTATCGATGAAATTGACTCCATTGTACAGGAAGTTGCATATACCATTGATCTGAATGTAGGTACAGGTACGGGCAACTATGATGTAAGAGAAATCGTATATCAATCTCCAGACGGAACGTATGCAAACAATACCACATATGCCTCCGTACAATACTGGAACCTACCAAACAAACTTCTTGGTGTCACATACATCAAAGGAGAATTTGTTGATGGTGAAACTATTTACGGTAAAGACAGTGGAGCGAATTGGACATTAAGTGACTACAATCCACTGGAAGTTGTAGTTAAGAATGACACATATGATAATGATTTTATTAATGTCAAAGGACGCGCTATAACCGATGTTTCAGAATACAACCCATTTGGTACATTATAATGTCAAACATTATACACAATGATGTTATCAGAAAGATAGTTCTGGCATTTGGTAATCTGTTCAGTCAAATTCCATTGGTTCGTTATAAAGATGAAGACACCAATGAGGTTGAAAGATTTATCATTTCGTTAATCTATGCTCCAAAAGAACAGTATGTTCATAGATTGAATGATGATCCTGAACTAAATGCCAGAGTACAGGTTGTCATTCCATCACTTTCATACGAAATGATGGGCATGTCATATGATGCATCCAGAAAACAAATAACCAATATGAAGAACTTCTCTCAGAATTCTGAGGGAACTCTTTCACAATATAATCCAGTTCCATACAATTTTGATTTTGATTTGCACCTGTATTCCAGGACATTCGAGGATGCACACCAGGTTGTAGAACATATTATTTCCTATTTTACTCCAGATTATACCATTAAAGTCAATTTAATTCCTTCAATGGGAATTGTTAAAGAACTTCCTATTATTTTGAATTCTGTTGATAGAGACGTTACCTATGAGGGAGACAGAGAAGATAACTCCAGAAGAATCATATTCTCATTCCACTTTACTGTAAAGGGTTTCATCTTCGGTAAAATTACAGATGTTACTGATAAGTTGATCACACATACAATAACAAATGTGTACAACAAAGTGGAGTCCATAGATGAATTTGAGTTTGCATTGAATAACTCAGGTTTTGGAACATATAAAACAAAAGAACTTATATATCAAGGTGTATCCGCCTCACTGTCCTCAGCCTCGGCAGAAGTTGTTCGTCACGACACCTTAAATAATATATTACACATCACCAATATTACTGGTGATTTTGTGTCCAGTTTACCATTAATCGGTTCACAGTCAAACGCCAAATATCTATTCACCTCATATTCTCCTGCACCAGGAAAAATGGCAAAAATTGATGTCACTGTTGATCCTCCTGGCGCAAATGTTTCTAGTAATTGGACAGCAAATACATCTATAACCGAATACATCTAAACTTAGTGAGTCACTATGAAATCTATTGAAAAAACAATGGAACAAATATTTGATCCCGAACCATTCAATGGCAATCCAAATATAGATCAGGACAAACGTGTTACTGTTCTTCCACCAGAAGAAAAACACGCGGCCGAACCAGAACTTAAACAAGATTTGGTGGATGCATATGAACAATCAAAAGATAATCTCCAAGAATTGATCGACAATGGCAAAGAAGCAATGGAAGAACTATTGCAAATCGCCAAAGAAGGTCAACACCCAAGAGCCTACGAGGTCTATGGTACACTATTGAAAAATATGGTGGATGCCAATAAAGAACTTCTTGCAATACAAAAACAAATGCAGGACTTAACTGGACAAAAACAGAAAGTTGGTGATACAAAGATTGATAAAGCCATATTTGTTGGGACTGCGGCCGACTTGAATAAGTTATTGAAGGAAGAATAATGGCCGATTTAAGACCACAGGATTCATATAGAGACAACCCACTACTTAAGCGAACAGGTGTAATCACCAATTACACCAGAGAACAAGTTGAGGAATATAAAAAGTGTGCGGCTGATCCTGTATATTTTGCAATGAATTACATCCACATCATCAACGTCGATGAGGGGTTAGTCAAGTTCAAGATGTGGGACTTCCAGAAGAATATGTTGAGCATATTTAAGGAGAACAGATTCGTTATCACCAAATGTCCCCGTCAGGTAGGCAAAACCACCACAACCGTTGCATACATGTTATGGTTGTCTCTGTTTCACAATGAACAGAACATTGCTATTCTAGCCAACAAAGGACAGAATGCAAGAGACATTTTAGGTAAGTATCAACTTGCATATGAAAACCTGCCAGATTGGTTGCAACAGGGTGTTGATACCTGGAACAAAGGTACTGTTGTACTGGAAAACAAATCAAAAATCATTGCGGCATCCACATCCTCCTCAGCAATTCGTGGTGGTTCATTCAACCTAGTATTCCTCGATGAGTTTGCATTCGTACCAAATAACATTGCAAACGAATTCTTTACTGCGGTATATCCTGTTATTTCATCAGGTAAGAAAACCAAGATCATTATTGTTTCAACTCCAAACGGCATGAATCTGTTCTATAAGTTGTGGCAAGATGCTGTAGAGAAAAGAAGTAATTATGTTCCATTTGAAATTCACTGGTCACATGTGCCAGGTAGGGATGAGGCATGGAAAGAAGAAACCATTAGAAATACTTCTGAACGCCAGTTCTCACAGGAATTTGAAACTCACTTCTTGGGAAGTTCAAATACACTGATCTCTGGTCAAAAATTGCAGATGTTGCACTATCGAGATCCAATTTCAGAACACGACCATCTAAAAATTTATGAGTATCCCATTAAAGAAGATGGTGATGAAATCAAAAAGAGTCACTTATATTGCATTACTGTAGACCCATCCGAAGGTCGTAACCTGGACTCTTCCGCATTCAATATCTTCGACATATCAGAAACACCGTACAGACAGGTTGCGGCATACAAAAATCCGGGATTACCGGTAATGTTATTGCCCACTATGATATACAATGCAGCTCGACTATACAATGACGCATATGTTATCGTAGAAATAAATAATAATCCGCAGGTTGCTGACCAATTACACCATGAATTGGAATATGAAAATCTAATGAAGGTGTTTACAGGCAACAAGAAACCCCAACAACTGTCAGCAGGTTTCGCCAGAGGCATTCAGTTGGGTCTAAAAATGTCACCTCAGGTTAAAAGAATTGGGTGTTCGAATCTCAAGACTTTGATCGAAGGAGATAAATTGGTAATTAATGATTTCGACACTTATTCAGAATTAACTACTTTCGTTGCAAATAAAAATTCATTTGCTGCGGAAGAAGGTGCAAATGATGACCTTGTTATGGGAATGGTAATTTTTGCATGGGCCACTACTCAGAAATATTTCCGAGAGATTGTAACTCATGATTTGAGAAAACAGATTCAGTTGGAAAGCATGAATCAACACGATGAAGAAATGTTGCCGGCACCGGTGATTGATGATGGACTGGAAAACGGAAGTTATGAAATACTTGATGGTGATGTTTGGCACACAGCCAATTGGGACCACAATGATTATTCCCCCTGGCAATTCTCAGGGAATCGTCTACTCAGAATGTAAATCTGCCGTAAGATAAATATCGTTATGGTATTGTTCAATTACCAGAAGAACTTATAATAATTTAAGGAGATTAAAATGGGATTTCAACTTTCTCCCGGCGTAAATGTATCCGAAATCGATCTAACTACTGTCGTACCTTCGGTTCTAACTACTGCTGGTGCATTCGCTGGAACATTTAAATGGGGTCCAGCCAATCAAGTAGTTCTGGTTGATAGTGAGATTACACTGTCAAAAACTTTCGGAACACCAGATTCAAATTCAGCTGTTTCTTTCTTTACTTCGGCCAACTTTCTATCATATGGCAATAACCTGAGTTTAGTTCGCGCAATTGGTTCAAATTGCAGAAACGCGGTTGCAAACACAAATATTGGCATCAAGATTGATAACACCGAAACATTCCAATATTCATTCTTGAATGCTGCAACAAACAATCTTTATGGTGCATTCGTTGCTAGATATCCTGGAGCTTTAGGAAATTCATTACAAATTTCTGTGTGTGATGCGGGATCGAATTTCTCGAATTGGGCATATAGCTCATATTTCACAAGCGCACCAGGCACTTCAGAAGTGGTTAGTGCGGCCGGCGGCGCAAATGATGAAATACACATTGTAGTTACTGATGCTGGTGGTCTGTTCACAGGAACAAAAGGAACTGTTATTGAAACCTATCCATTTGTATCTAAGGCAATTGATGCCTCTGTCGATGGAGTTTCAAATTACTATAAACAGGTAATTTTCAACAGTTCAAAATACATTTATGCCACAGATCCGGTTGATTATGCAAACACATCATCCACCTGGGGCAAAACAATATCAACCAATTTTGCAACTCTTGCAAATACACAGACCGCAACATTAAGTCTGGGAACAGATGATGTTCCATCGGTGGGTGACCTGACTAGTGCATATAATCAATTCTCCAATAAAGAATCGATTGATATCTCTTTGGTGTTGACAGGAAATCACAGTGTAACCGTACAACAAGCTGTAATCGACAACGTTGTTAATTCCAGAAAAGATTGTGTTGCATTCATTTCTCCTCCTTCTACTGCGGTAATTAGTAACGCAGGAAGTGAAACATCAAGTATTAACGCATGGTTAAATTCTCTGGCAAGATCCTCTTCATATGTTGTTGCAGATTCAGGTTGGAAATATCAATTTGATGTATACAACAACGTATATCGCTGGATCCCACTGAACGGAGACATTGCTGGCCTTTGTGTTAACACAGACAATATTCGTGATCCATGGTACTCTCCAGCAGGATTCAATCGCGGTGCAATTAAAAATGCAATTAAACTTGCATGGAATCCATCGAAGACCGCTAGAGACACATTGTATGCGGTTGGCGTTAATCCAGTAGTTTCGTTCCCAGGACAAGGAATTGTTCTTTTTGGTGACAAAACTCTACAGAACAAACCATCAGCATTTGATCGTATCAATGTTCGTAGATTGTTCATTGTTCTCGAAAAGGCAATCGCTCGTGCAGCCCAATCTTCTCTATTTGAATTCAATGATGAATTTACTAGAGCACAGTTTGTTGCAATTGTAACTCCTTTCTTGCGTGACGTACAAGGTCGTCGTGGTATTACCGATTTCAAGGTGGTCTGTGACACAACCAATAACACCGCACAAGTTATCGACAGCAATCAATTTGTTGGAGATATTTACATCAAACCAGCACGTTCAATTAATTTCATTCAGTTGAATTTTGTTGCTGTTGGTACAGGTGTTGAATTTACTACTGTCGTTGGTGCTGTTTAATAAATAAGAGAATAATAGGAGAAAACAATGGCATTTAACGTAGCAGAATTTAGATCGAATATGATTGGTGACGGTGCCCGTCCCAATCTATTCCAGGTGAATCTAACATTTCCAGCAATCTCAGCTGAAGGTGACACTTCATCTAGAAAGATTTCTTTCATGGCTAAAGCTGCACAGTTACCCGGTTCATCACTGGGTACTGTGCCAGTGTACTATTTTGGTCGTGAAATGAAGTTTGCCGGTAACAGAACGTTCCCGGATTGGACGTTACAAATCATCAACGATGAAGATTTCAA